TAACAATTTATAGAAATACAAAGACAGGTGAAACTTCTAAAGAAAAAATAGAAGGACCAGATATTGTTACTGATGTAACAGTGCAAGTATCACCAAAAGGTTTAGATGTATTCCAGAAAGTGATGAACAATGATAATAAGAAACCAAAACCCTAAGGGTGGAACAGAAATACAATTAGAGTATTTAGAAGAATACGTTGATAAAAAATTATTAGATCAAGTACAGATTACAACTTCTGTACCTGAGAAAATTCCGTTACATCCAAACAAAGTAAATATACTTTGGCAAAAAAATTCATACGATCAACCTAACTTAGCTCCTTGGTTTAAAGATCAATCTAATCATCACAAGTATGATTGGTATGTATTTAATTCTCATTGGACTTTTGAAAAATTTAGAATGATGTTTGGTTTACCTGCAGAAAAATGTTTGGTAATTAAAAATGGTGTAGATAAAATACAAAAAGCAAAACCTTATAAACAAGGTGACCCTATTAGAATAATTCATCAAAACACACCTTGGAGAGGATTATCTGTTTTATTAGGTGCAATGCAATTAGTTAAGAATCCATTAATTACTTTAGATGTATATTCATCATGTGAGGTGTATGGAAAACAATTCTTTGATCAAAATGATCATGAATATACAGAACTATATGAACAAGCAAGACAACTGCCTAATGTAAACTACATAGGATATAAACCAAATAGTTTTATAAAAAGTAATGTGCATAAGTATAATATGTATGCATACCCAAGTATCTTTGAAGAAACATCTTGTATATCTTTATTAGAATGTATGGCCGGTGGATTATATTGTGTTACAACCAATCTTGGTGCATTGTTTGAAACAGGCGCTGAGTTTCCAATGTACATACCTTTTGATAATAATTTAAGAAGACTATCTATGAAATTTGCTTCTGCAATAGAAGCTTCAGCAAATATATTACATGAAGACACTATACATAAACATTTAGAAACTCAGTCTGATTATGTTAATGCTTATTACAATTGGAATAAAATAGGCACATCATGGGA